CTCTAATGCTGAATTCCAGCCCATGACGTTGAAAGAGGCTCAAGAGTCTGCCATCAACTACTTGCGAGAATCTGCGCAGCCAGCAGAAAGCGCCAAGGTGTTGCAATTCGGTAAAAAGCAAACTGGCTTGTTAGGACAATAAACCATGGCAACAATGTATCAAGACCCATTTGGCGCAGCAGATTACTCGGCAGAGGGTACTCGCGGATTGTTAGAGTTTTTGCGCGAAGAGTATCCAAGGGTTTATGGTGCTGGCGCTGGCTTGTTGCAATCATCTCCATATGACATGGCAAATCAATACAGCGTTTTTGACCCCAAAAGACAGGCTGCATTCAACGCCGCAGAAATGGCATTCCCTGTTGGCTTGGCACTTGATGTTATTCCTGGCGTAAAAGCCTTGAAGGAGCCTGCAAAGAAAACTGCAAAAGCAGTAGGGCAAGGTGGCAAAGCTCTGGCACGCATGGCTGGATCAGAACTTGATGCAGCCATGTTTGGCGAGCGAGGTGGACTGCTTGGCATGATGACACCGCAGCCTGCGTTTGCGGTTGAGCCTAGCAAGAAAATTTCCAAGAAGCAGTCTGGCGTTGCAAATGTGAAGAGCAAGGTTTCTCCAATCACATTTGACATTGGCACGCCAGAAGGTGCTGCTGCTTTTGAGAAAAAGTATGGACGCAAGCCTGTGCATTTGATGTCCGAAAAAGAGCGCGTCAAAGAGTTTGGCGCAGCAATGGCCGAGACTCCAGAAGTTCAATTGAGTGACATTAGAAGCCGCCAGCAATTGGCTATTCCAGGCGGCTTTGACGGCCCACCAATGACGCTTGCTGATCAGGCAAAGATCAGCGCACAAGCGATTGACTACAACACCCTGGACCCTCAATTGGCGCTGGACATTCACAAGCGTTTGGTTCAGTCTGTCGATCCTGGCGCCAATCCATCAGATCTTGAACTGATGAATCGCCTTGGCTTTGGTATCACATCAGGCAATGCGCCAATCACCAAAAACTTGGTCGAATGGGCGCAATTAAGACCCCGCAGCACTGCTGAAGTTTCAGAGTGGGCAGGGTATTCGCCAGTCGGTCCAAGTGGACAAATACCTGGTGGCGCAAACCCAATGAACACCGCCATCAATGAGGCTTATGGTGTCCAGGCATCAGGCCGCGGCGGTACTGGTGTTGCCAATACTGCCAACCGGCAATATGTCAGCGACTTGGCAAAAATGATGGAGTCAAATCCAGACTTCTTTAGACGTATGCCAAACGAACCAGAAGCTCAATATGTTGAGCGCTTAATGAACCAGGTTCGCGGCCTTGGTCCAAAGACAGGCTCTCTTGGCTTTGCCATGGTTGAACCTCAGACATCGAACATTTCAGCAATTGACCGCCACATTGCAGATCTGACCAGGGAAGCTGTAAAGAACAACCCAGCAACAAAGTCTATTTATGAGCAGCAAATGCTCAATGCTTACAACTTGGGGCAACCTAAAAAGAATCAGCGCAAAACTTATGCTGCCGCCAGGAAACTAGCTGGCGACAATGCAGACGTGATTGAAGCTGAAAAGTTTAGAGAGGTCGTTTCATCTCCATCATCAACAAAATTCATTGATGCAAAAACCGGTCAGATGAGATCAACAGTGCCACCACATTTGGCCAATCTGCCTTTTTATGAGCCAGAGTTTGCCCAAACAATTGGCCCGATGTATTCAGAGGCTCTTAGTCAAATTCAGCAAGGCGGCCAAAAACGAGGCATTGGCGGGTTTTCAAATCAGTGGTATGACTGGGACTACCAGCGTTCACGCGCTGAGCCTCATGCTGCATTGAATCCAATGGCTACATCAATGCAACGCATGACGCCAGAAGAATACAAACTTGTGAGAGACACATTCTCCCAGGCTGGTGCAATGCAAACCAGAAAAGATCCTGCGACTGGCCGTTTGATCCCATTGAAACCAACGCAGGATTACCGCAAGTTGATTTATGGATCTGCTGACCCTTATGCGTTGGCTGGCGCTGGAGCTGCTGGAGCTGGTGGTCTTGGACTGCTGTCAATGATGCAAGATGAAGAGTAATTATTGAGCCAGAAACACATGCCGCCAGAATCTGACGGTATGTTTTCCTGCTGAATTGTGAAGTTCATAGCCTGGATGTCACTAGACTTTGCCAGCTCATCTTTGAAGATCTTCATGCACATTGACTTTGATGGCATCCAATATTCCTTTGCAGGCTTGGACCCATCATAAATTTTCAGCTTGAATAATTTCATCATCTCTCTCCAAACAACGCAGCCACCAGCGGGTCACGTTTAATCTTCCACTTCTTGGCCCTCTCCCGAGCCATCCTGAAGGCATGGTCATCGAGGGACTCTTTGGCTCTCCACTTCTCAAGCCTCTCCTTGGCCGTCAAAGGCTTTGGCCTTGTCGCGTCAGAGCCGATGCCGTAGGCATACACCGCCACCCAGACAGTGCCAACCCTGCGCCACTCTGTGACGTACACCAGGCCAGATCTGCGCAGCTTGGCAACAAGTATCTGAGCCGACCGCTGGGTGCAGTAAGTCATGGCCGCCAGCTCATGCGCAGTCAAGCCTTGGCGCGTCAGCAGGTCAACGATGCGGGGCAGGCGCACTGACTTCATTTGGTGTCGCTGTGCTCGCGTCTGGCGTGCCTCTCGGCCTCATCTTTACGCTGGAAGTACTTGTTGCACTCAGTGCACCGCCACCAAGTTTGCTGCACCACGACAGTCTCTCTCTCGCTGTGCAGACCCTTGGTGCGGCCATAGAAGGTGCGCACTGGCTCAATCATGTCCCCATTTCCTACATAGTTTCTTGATCTTTGTTCTGAGCTTCTTTTTCTCGCAGACCTTTGCGTGCTGGCTCTCAATCATCTTCTCGCGCAGTGACTGTGGCGTTGGTGGCGCAGGGAATAACCCATTCCAGCCAATCAGGCCACACACCAAGGCGATGAGAAGGCGGTCTGTCATTCACTCTTCCCCTTAATCACTTTTTGCACCACTTCCCTTGTGGTGAAACGGTGCTCATTGGCGCACATGTATCGCCTGTACACCTCATTGTTTGGCCGCGCCCTTGTCTCAAGCACGCTGACCCATTTGGCGCAAACTGGACACTTCACTTGATCTCCCAAGAGTCCAGCAGCACCACGATGAAGGCATAGACCACCACAAACAGGATGGCGATGCCAAGCGCACCCAGCAGAACGAAGCTCAAGACTGTTTCCATAATTTCAGCACCTTAGAGTCAATGGGTTTGGGTTCCTCTGTCAGATGGGCGTTGCCAAATGTTGGCTTCCATCCGCGCTTGCGCCATGTGGCTTGCACGTCAGCGCCTCGCGTTGGGACAAATTCTGATGAGGTGATCAATATGCTCGGCATCACGATCTTTGTGCCTGCTGGTGGGGTCCATTTGCTCATTTCTGTGCCGCCAATAGTTCAATTTCGACTTCCTTGACGCGCTCTCTGAGGATCTGCACCTCATGCTCAAGGGCGCTGATCTTGCGCTCAAGGCGCTCGCGGGTGCTGTTTTCAGCGTGAACCCAACCGATCAGCGTGCCCTCTGTCACCGCCATTCGCGCCAGCTTGGCGTACTCATCGCGCAACATGAAGCCGCCACCCACTTCCATGGGCGGGGTGAACTTGTTGACGGCGCGGTCAATCTCGATCTGCATTTTTTCAGACATGTGTTTCTCCTTGTGTTGTCAGTTGATTATTCCAAGCCGCGACCAGTAATGTGGCGTTGTAGGGAACACGGGTCACGGCAGACACAAACAGGCCCTTGCCGCGCTGTTTGCGTCCCCATGCGTCTTGGGCATTGGTGTTGATCAATTCCTTGCGCTTGACGGCGTTGTAGACCATTGTGCGCGGGAACCCGCCATCAATCAGCTCTTCCATGGTGCGCGGCTCTTGGCAGGCGTCTTGGAGTTCAGTCATGATGACCACCATGCCACAAGCAGTGCCGCAAAGCCGATACCGATGGCGATGGCCGCCAGCGTGTCAAGAATCTTCTCATTCATCTTCATTCTCCTCTTCGCACAGCTCGCAGCCAGGGTGATCTGGATCGCGGCAGTCGTGGTGGCTGGCAAGGTTGGCCTGATACCGGCGGCGGTAGAAGTCTTCGGCTCTCATGTAGTCAAGATCTGCTTCGTCGAGTTGCATGGGGTTCTCCTTAAAGTTGGGGCCGAAGCCCCTTGGGTTTTACTTGCGTTCTACTGTGCCGACCAATTCGCCGTCCATGATCAGAAACAAAATGTGCTTGGCAATGTTGAGTGTTTGACGGCTGCTGTTTTGTGCGCCACCGGCAATCAATTCTTGCGCATCAGACATCAGGCCAGCCACAACCATGTTTGCGCCTGTGAATTGGTATGTGATGGATTCTTTGACAGATTCCACATAAGCATCAATATCAGCAATGCCATACATGTTGATGTTGCGTTCTTCTTGAGCCGTTGTTTGTGTTGCGTTTGTCATTTGGAAATCTCCTTGGGGTTGCGTTGTTGATGGGTGAATCATAAACGATTTGCACAATTCATCAACAACTATTATTTAATCCCCACAAACTTGTCGGGTATTCATCCCCTACAATTGGCTTGCTGGTTATCTCCACCAGCAGTTGCCTTTGGGGGTTGGCGTGAGTCAGCCCCCTTTTTTCACTGTACACTTGACCATCTTCACAAAACATGGTTAACATTCTAAACATGAAAGTCTCACAACAAGCAATCCACGACATCAAGCACAAGGCCGAGTCGGCTGGGTACAAGATGAGCGATGTCTGCCGAGTGGCAGAGATTGATCAAGCTCAAGTCTCGCGCTGGCTTAACGGCATCACAGAGCCACTCTACGGCAGCGTCATCAAGCTGGACCAAGCCGCAGATGCACTCATCTCAGCGCGTCTGAAGGTCATCAACCAAGCCATGGAAGATGCCGTCAAATGATTAAAGTCATCGGTATCGACTGCGGCCTGTCTGGAGCCATCGCCCACCTTGAAGACGGCAAGCTCATTGCCGTGCACGACATGCCCACCATGGTGATCGAAACCAACAAGAAGGCCAAGCGCCAAGTTTCAGCACACATGCTGGCCGAAATCATCGGCAAGATCCAGCCCGATATCGCCTATGTCGAGAAGCCAGCCTCACGGCCAGGCCAATCAGTGGTGGCAATGTTTGGATTCGGGCGCAGCCTTGGCGTTGTAGAGGGCGTCTTGGCGGCTCTCAACATCTCTGTCACCTATGCCGCGCCAGCAACATGGACCCGCGCCATGGGTAAGCCTCAAGGCAAGGACGCATCCCGCCACCGCGCCATGGAGCTGTATCCAGACCACCAGCACCTCTTCAAGCGGGTGATGGACGATGGCCGCGCCGAGGCAGCACTGATCGCAACATGGGGTATTCGTCATGGATGACAAAGAACGCGCCACCATGCGTGAGCACATCATCTGGCTCGGTACGGAGCTGGAGAAGCAACGCAAGCTCAACCAGCAGCACATCGTCTTCTTAAAGCGCCTGCTGGACCCCGAAGACTTGGGGCACGCAGCCAGCAACGAGGTGCGAAAGATCGCCTATGTCCTGCTCATCAACAACAACATCAACGAAGACCAAGAATGAAACAACTCAAACTGCGGCCATCCTCTGCATCGCGCTGGATCGCCTGCCCAGCCTCTGCGCGGCTCTCAACGCTTGTGCCCTATCAGGAGTCAGGTGAGGCCGCCAAGATTGGCACAGCCATTCACGCGCTGGCAGAAACCTGCTTTCAGCTTGACACCGACCCCATGAAGTTTGTCGGGCAGACAGTTGAAGGCATCACCATGAGTGAGGAAAATTGCGAGTTTGCGTTAGAGCACCTGCAAGCCATCTGGGCCATCCAGGACGAGCTGGGGCACGTTAAGGTGGAGCAGTTGTTCAAGCTGTACGACACACCCCAATTCAGCCTGCAAGGCACTGCTGACGTGGTTGGCTGGTCCATCACGAAAGAAAAGTTGACCATTGCGGATCTGAAGACAGGGCGCGGTTATGTGGACGCCGACAGTGAGCAGATGAAGATCTACGCCTTGGGCGCGATGAAGGTCAACAACTTGCGCGTGAAGGAAGTCGAGTTCCAGATCATCCAGCCCCACCATGGCGACAAGCGCATCCACCGCATGTCGGCTGACGAGCTGGGCGTGTGGGAGACGCAGGTCATGCTGCCCGCCATTGAAGATGCTGTGAGTGATGCGCCACGGTTTGTGCCATCAGAGTCAGCCTGCCAGTGGTGTCCCGCCAAGACTATTTGCAGTGCACAGAAGGCTTCATTTGACGTGGTGGCGGCGCAGCCAGACATCACAGCTCTCAAGAAAGATGACGTCAAAGAAGTGATGCTGGCTCTCACACCGCAGCAGATCAGCGACATATTGGACCGTGCGCCGATGGTGGAGAAGTTCATTGATGCCGTCAGAGATCACGCAATGTCAGCCATGGAGAAGGACGGCATGGTCGTGCCTGGCTGGCAGTTGCAACCTAAACGCGCATCACGCAAGTGGCTTGATGAATCCAATGCGCGTGCCGAATTGATCGCTGCGGGTTTATCCGATGTCGATATATTTGAATCAAACCTAATTACTCCAGCGGCGGCAGAGAAACTGCTTCCAAAGGATCAAAGAGTTATCTTGGACGATCTCACGGCCAAGGTATCAAGTGGCTTGACGCTTGCGAGAGATCGCGGCTTGAGTCAATAATGCAACCCCTGTAACTTTTGAAAGCGAAACGCAAAATGCTAAATCTCTCTTCTGCTGGCGGCTCTGGTAACTACATCCGCTTCTCACCCCAAGCAAACGCTTGGACCAACAACCTTGGCGAGGAAATTCAACTTAAGAAGGTGGTGTTCGACATCGACGCCGTGCAAACCGGCTGGCTGTTGCTGGGTGTCGGTGTGCGCGAGTGGAATCCTGACGCCGAGCTTGGCCGTAAAGGTCCACAGCCGTCCCCTGAGCACAAACGCGGCTTCATCGTCAAGTTCTACAACAAGGAGATCGGCACAGTCGAGTGGTCTTCTAATGGTGTCGGCCCCAACATGGGTCTTGAGCAGATGTACACGGCCTGCGCGGCACAGCGTGCAGCCAACCCTGGAAAGATGCCAGTGCTTGAGTACACCGGCTCAAAGCTGGAGAAGATCGGCAAGGGCACGACACGCATCCCAGCATTTAATCTGGTGTCGTGGATTGACAAGCCTGCCGGTATGGACCAGTCTGATGCCGAGTTCGTGGCACAGGCCGCGCCAGCTCCTGCGCCGTTTGTTGCACCTGTGGCGAAGCCAACGCCTGCGGCGGCTGCTGTGGCCGCCAGTGAAGACGAAATGTTTTAACTGACATCAGTCAAGTGCCGAGGTGTAACAGCCTCGGCTTTTTTTTCCTCATAAAAAACACAACATGAAATATCTATCACTTTGCAGTGGTATTGAGGCGGCAACAGTGGCATGGCATCCCCTTGGCTGGGAGGCTGTGGCCTATTCGGAGATCGAGAGATTCCCATCAGAGGTGCTGGCACATCACTATCCATCAACGCCAAACCTTGGCGACATGACGAAATTTAAGGAGTGGTCAATTGAATCAAATGTCGATCTTCTCGTCGGAGGAACACCCTGCCAGTCATTCTCAGTCGCAGGACTCAGAAAAGGATTGGATGACCCTCGTGGCAACCTCATGCTTACCTATCTTGCCATTGCTGACAAATACAAACCCAAGTGGATTGTTTGGGAAAACGTCCCTGGCGTCTTGTCATCTAACGGAGGAAAAGATTTTGGAGTCTTCCTCGGGGCGTTGGGCGAACTCGGGTATGGGTTCGCCTACAGGGTTCTTGACGCTCAGTACTTCGGAGTGGCACAGCGCCGCCGCCGTGTGTTCGTTGTCGGATACCTTGGAGACTGGAGACGTGCAGCTGCGGTACTTTTTGAGCGCCACAGCTTGCAGGGGCATCCTGCGCCGAGCAGAGAAAAGGGGCAAGCAATTGCCCCCAGCGTTACAACAGGCCCTCCTTTCAGCCGCACAGGAAATGACCGAGTAGAGTGCGAGGCGATGGTTGTAGCGGCTTCGCCAGATGGGAATCACACTGTTGGGACGTTGATGGCGCGAGATTACAAAGGCATTGGCAATCAAGACTTACAAGATGGTCGAGGTCTTGTATTACAGCCAATCGCATTCAGCGGATGTGATGACGGGATGGATACGCAAATCAATGTAACGCCAACCATGCGCGTTGCCGGAAATGCACAAGGTAATTTGGCGGTGGCAGTCGGCACTGATCTATACAACGGCGCAATCACAGGTGATGTGGCGGCAACCATGAGCACCGCTGGAAGCACATCATCAAAAACTGGCCCAACAGTGATGCAGCCAATGCCATTTGGCGTATCTGAAAAGCCTGATGTTGGTCACTGTCTGCGTTCTGGAGCTAGCAAAGCAGACAAACATGAAAGCACAACCTATGTAGCGCAATCAATGGCCGTCAGAAGACTCACCCCTGTTGAATGCGAGAGACTCCAAGGCTTCCCTGACAGCTACACCGACATCAAATCAAAGAACAAGCCAACGCCTGACGGCCCACGCTACAAGGCGCTGGGTAACAGCATGGCAGTGCCTGTCATGGCATGGATTGGGCAACGCATCGAACAAGTTGAGGCAATATGCAAGCAGAACAAATAGCCAAGCAGCTCGGCAACGCAAAGAAGGCAAATGGTCAATGGGTAGCAAGCTGTCCAGTGCCAGGCCACGGCAAGGGCAATGGAGACAAGAATCCCTCACTCAGCATCAGCATCAACGATGACGGCAAACCCTTGTTCCACTGCCACGGTGGGTGCACACAGGAAGACGTCTTCAACACTATCAAGGACATGAGACTGCTGCCGGAGCTGGAAGAGAGACCAGACCCGCTGGCAAACATCAAGCCCTTGCCGCAAATCAAGTTCGATCAGGAGTGGGAGTACCAAGACGAGGACCGCACAACGGTGTTCGTCAAGCAGCGCATGAAGATTGGCGAGTCAGGCAAAACCTACAGGCTGTACAAGGTGGACCCTGACGGCCGCAGACATCCAACGCTTGGAGACGCCAGAATAGTCCCCTACAAGTTGCCCGAATTGCTGGACGCGAAGACTGCGGGACGCATCATCTATGTGGTCGAGGGGGAGAAGGCCGCGGACGCGCTGATAAGCATAGGCGTCACAGCCACCACGGCACACACCGGTGCCGGAAGCTGGCCCGAAGCCATCACAGAGTATTTCGCTGGCGCCAATGTGGTGATCTTGCCCGACAACGATCTACCAGGCTGGCGCTACGCGCAGAAGGCCGTGGAAGCGATCTGGGGCATCGCCAAGAACGTCAAGGTTGTAGATTTACAACTACCGAACACCGCGGATGACGCCTACGAGTTCGTCCACCAGTACAACAAGCAAAGAGAAGACCTGGTAGCAATGGTCAAGGCCGCGCAAAGGATCATGTCGCCTGCCGATGTAACGGTTCCCGAAAGACTCAACTCGCTGAAGCTGGATGCGCCATCAAGTACAAAAAACAGCGAAATTTATACATCAGACGCAGATCATGTAAAGAAACAGGCAGAAATTGAGCATGAGTTTGCGGGAGAGCCATCCACCAAGCAATCCCAAACAAAAGAAGCCAAGCCGCCAAAGACAGTCAACATCGAGGCATG